AGACGATGCTAATAATGACAATCCTTATGTCGTGATTGGCACTGTATCGGGTATGTCAATTAGTTTTGGAACTCCCGTGCAAGTAGCAAACGTAGATGCAACTTATACAGAAGTTGTTTTTGACTCTAACGCAGGTAAATTTGTTGCTATTTACACTCTAAGTAGCAGCGTAAAGTGCAAGGTAGGAACTGTTTCTGGTACGTCTTGTTCTTTTGGTTCTGAAGCCACGGTTCAAAGCCAAACTGTAGGTTCTGGGGAAAGATCTACTTCTGCTTGCTATGATTCTGGTTCAAATAAGATTATTTTCTTTGCAGTAGGTAATTCTAACTACGCAAATATAAATGTTGGCGATATTTCTGGTACAAGCATTTCTTGGGGTTCAACAGCTAGTGTTGGTGGTACAACCATTAGAGCGCCAAGAGTTACTTATGACAGTACTGCAAATAAAGTTATCTGTGTTTACGCCGAGGCTGTTACCTCGGCATACGCTGTAAAATATAGAGTGTGTACTGTGTCAGGAACTTCCATAACTCTTGGCACCGAGGGTGCAGTTAGCAATGGGACTACGAGTATTACCAGCGGGGGAATGTTGGGCATTCAATATAGTTCAGCTAAAAACAGAACTTTTATTGTGGGCAATTTTGCTGCACCGAGTTATAGCTCGGTAATCGTTGCAAGTTTATCTGGAACAACGCTTACGCTTGGCACTCCCGTCACAAGCTCTGTTAGTTTGTCCAGTGGCGGTTTTGTGTCGCTTCAAGATTCTCCTGACTTTGGCGGGGTTCTCTTAGCCATGAATTATTATAACGAGATAAATTTCTGCAATATAACGTGCGTTTCTAATACAACAACTCCGATTGTATTTGGTCAAAAACAAATTGCAAATGGGAATTTATATTATTACGGTTCTGACTTGGCTTATGACACCACCGCAAACAAGATGGTGTTTGTAACAATGAATGATTCAGACGGTGATAAACCAACAACATTTGTATTTGATCCACTCGTCCCTGACAGGTGGGTAGGGCTTGCCGCTGAAGCAATATCAGACGGTGCAAGCGGAAAGGTTACAGTTATCGGCGGTGTAAACACAGGGCAATCAGGATTAACAGTAGGTGTTGAGTATCGGGTGCTTAGCTCATCTAATAGTTTAGTTACTCTCGGTGGGACAATCATAGGAGTAGCAACTTCTACATCATCCATTTATTTGACAAAGGCTGAAATATTATGAGCACAGCAGCAGAAATTCGGGCAGAACGTGATAAACTATTACTGGAATCAGATCACATGGCTCTCGCAGATCGTATAACCGAGGAATGGCGAATGTATCGGCATTTGTTAAGGATTATCCCAGAACAACAAGACTTTCCAAGTGAAGTTCGTTGGCCCACAGAGCCTGAGTAGGAGAATAAAACATGGCAGGTTATATAGGCACAGCAGCGGTCCCACAGGCCACGCAGAAACGTCAGGCTTTTACTGCTACGGCAGGGCAGACTAGCTTTGCTACAAGCGGGTACAGCGTAGGTTTTGTCGATGTATATATGAACGGCGTAAAACTAGCTGCTGCCGATTACACCGCGACCAACGGCTCTGACGTTGTATTGGCTACCGCTGCTTTGGTTAATGACATTATAGAGATTGTAGCGTTTACATCCTTTGTAGCTAGTGGTGGGTTAGCCGCCGCAAACAATCTGTCGGATGTAGTAAGTGCATCTACATCAAGAACAAACCTCGGTGTAACTTTACCAAACCTTGGCGTCACAAGCACGGCGGCTGAACTAAACACGTTAGATGCAGTGCCTCGCGGTTCTATTATTTACGGTAACAGCAGCGCAGCTACAGCAAGACTAAGCAAAGGCGCAACAGGCACAGTACTGACTGCTGGTGCTGATGACATTAGCTGGGTAGCGGCATCAGGCGGCGGTGAGCAAGAGTTTACCGCCAATGGCAGCATCACGGCAGGAAACATTGTAGGTATAAATTCAAGCGGCACTGTTGAGGTTATGGGACAAGCAGAAAGTGGCGTAGTTCAAGTTGGAACTCGTAACCCTTACAGTCCAGAATATTTTCCACAGGGCATAGCTACAGATGGCAATGGTAAAGTTTTGGCTGTTATAGGAACCTCTGCTAATAATGGGCCAGCAGCTTATGTCGGCACTATAACAGGAACAACGATTTCGTGGGGTTCAGAGGCTGAAATAACTAGCAATACTGACCAATACTCACCTCAAGTGACTTACGATGCAAACGCAGGGAAGTTTTTAATCTACTGGTACAACGCTAGTGGCTCTTATACTGGACATGCTGTTGTAGCTACAGTCAGTGGCACGAGCGTTTCGTTTGGGACAATACTCCAAGTCAGTAGCGCAGGGCAGCAAGGTCAAGTTCTATACAACCCCGACACTCAATCTTCGCTTATAGCTTTCATGACAACTTCTGGAATATGGGCGCATGTTGCCACCATAAGCGGCACAAGTGTAAGTCTTGGTAACCCTCTTCAAATTAGTAGTGGTACTTCACATGCTTACCCACGGCTAACTTACGATACATCTGCAAACAAATACCTTTGTGCTTATAAAAAAGGTAATGGAAACGGAGCGGCTAAAGTTCTTACTGTTTCTGGAACGAGCGTAACGGCAGGCTCTGAAGCTACTTTTGAAACAACTGGCACAGTTTATTATCTAGGCACTACCTATGACCCAACGGCAAATCGGCACATAATGCAATATCATCCGGGCGCTGGTGCGAAAGTCGTGGCGGGGACTATATCTGGAACAAGCGTCACATTTGGGACGCGCATAGACATGCCTGTATCAATATTATCTAGCCCTCATTACAACCCTGTTATTCAACGGACAATGATTACTGGAAGTGGCTATAATTATTATTACAAAATAATTTTTGGCAGCGGCAACACAATAAGCGTTGACGGCGCAGATACTACGCAATGGCTTAATGATGGAACTGTTCCCTCAGATGCTGGCCCAAATTTTGTAAACGTAAATTCTACAAGGAACTGTTGGCTGTGGGAAAATAGCAATAAAGCTAAGAGCCTAGTTAAAAATGACGCTATGGCTAAGTTTGTTGGCCTTGCCAAAGAGAACATTAGTAATGGAGCCAGTGGCAAAGTCACGGTTATGGGCGGTATAAACACAAGCGTTTCAAGTTTAACTGCTGGGAAATCTTACGGACTTCCAGCAGACAGTGCAGTTATAACGGAAATAACAGACCTATCATCAGCAAAAATATTTGGCACGGCGTTGTCTAGCACTAGCATATATATTGATAAGGGGAACTTACGATGACTTCTTTTTTGACATATTGCGAGGAACAGATTGTCCCGCCTCTCTCCCCTGCTTTTAAAAAATGGCGTAGCCTAAAATTACAAGAGTCTGATTGGATGATGTTGTCTGATACTCCTGCAATTACCACTACTTGGTCAACGTATCGACAGGCTTTACGTGACTTGCCATCTAATGCGGAGTACCCAGCAAGTTTAAGTAGTCCGTCATTTGTACCGCTGGACCCTAACGGAGAATAAGACATGACTAAAGCTAGAGACCTTGCAGGATTCGCGTCATCCTCTGTAACAACCACAGCTTCTGATGGCTTGGTTCTCAAGGGCGATGGTAGCACTACAGACGTTATCATAAAAAACGGTGCTAACGCTACAGTGGCATCAGTCGCAGATGGTACAACGGGTGTGACGTTTGCGGGTACTCCTACGTTTCCTGATGGCAGTATAAACATTGCCGATTTAGATATTGATGGCGGCACAGATATTGGTGCAGCTTTAGTTGATGCAGACTTAATGATTGTAGACGATGGTGCGGGTGGCACTAATCGTAAAGCTACAATGACTAGGTTGGCTACCTATATGGGTACAAAGATCGGTGGTGGTTTAGAGTTTATATCTTCTACTGATGTAAGTAACGCAGCAACTGCTAATTTTACTGGCTTTGATTCAAGTAAATATGACAGTTATCTTTTTACTTGCGGCAATATGGTTCCTGCATCAGATGCACAATTTTTTCGCGTGAGAGTGTCTGTTGACGGTGGTTCTAATTATCTATCTGCAAGTGATAGCTACATCAGGGCTGCCGTAGCTGGTATTAGTGCAGGAGATAGTACTTATATACCTCTAACGAATACTAATTTTGGTAATGGTTCAACAGAAGGTGGGTCATTAGATGTTAGAATACTTAACCCTAACCTAAATACAAGTACTTATGTTTTTGCAGACGGTATTCTGTCTCATTATGATAACACAGTTTATGGTGGTCAAGGTCGGGGTGGTAAAACTAAAGCTGCTACAGTTGTCAATGCAATTCAATTTTTCTTTGCAAGTGGTAACATAGCATCAGGAACAATCACTATGTACGGCTTAGTTAACTCATAGGAGAGTAAAATGCCACGATACCACAACGTTAATGGCAACATGGTGCAGTTTACTGCCAATGAAGAAACTGCGCGGGATGCAGAAGAGGCGGCATGGGCTGCGGGGTCCAACACCCGTGCAGCGGCGTCTGTGCGCGAAGATCGCGACAAGAGACTAGCGGAATGTGATTGGATGGCTAATTCTGACGTAACAATGGCAAGCGCGTGGCGCACCTACAGACAATCGCTGCGTGATGTGCCAGCGCAATCTGGGTTTCCCACAAATGTTACTTGGCCCGTTGAGCCTAGCTAATGGCAGATATAGATGAGCGTGTTTCCGCGCTAGAAAAGGATGTTGTGGCTTTGCAAACAGAGGTAAGAATCCAATTTAAGGAAGTCTTTACTAGGATCAAGCGACTTGAGGCTGTGCTTATAGCTACATCTGGTGCAACAATCATTATGCTGTTAACAATTCTTAGTCGTATGGGGTAAGCATGTGGTACACGTTTTTGTTCTTATACTATATATAGGCATAGGATCAGAACGTGCGGCAATAAGTACTGATTTATATTTTAAAAGATTAGATATATGTAATTGGTACGCTGA